GGTCAGCATACGTTCCTGTCCAATCAAAGAGTAGTGTGGAAAACGCTCGACTTGAAGATTTTAAAAGTGCAACGATCTCTTGTATATTATAGAGTATTACAGCCTCTTGATTTGAAAGATCATCAGATTCTGCTTGTCGTTGAGCATCAGCAACTGCTTCGGCTTTTTGTTTCTCTGAAAGTTCAAATGCCTTTTCTTGTGTCGCTGCAACTTCAGCATCAGTTGCGTCGGCAGGTAATGTTGCTGAACCATCTGGATGAAATTCTGCCCTTGCCGTTGGATCTTTCGGATCATTCGTAACTACAGTTTCTTGTCCTGTTGCAGTTTCTTTAGTGACTGTAGTAGGCTGAACTGCACCAGATCCTTTCAAATCTGATGTTTTTGAAACCTTTGAAACCACGGGCGCTTTTACTACTTTTACCCCTGCTGGAGTATTAACAGTTGTTGTTGTGCCTGCTTCCGTTGTTTTAGTTGTAGCTGTACTTGTGTCTTTAGTAGGACTAGTTGTATTTGAGCCTCTACCACCTTTGAAGTCAATTACTTCTGTAGTTGGTTTTGGTATAGGGTTTGGTGCTTTTAGGAAAGAACCTGGACTAGGGAGTTTGTCAGGGAATACATCGAACACTTTACTAACGGTATCTTGTAGACTTCCCAATTCTGACAATAACTTTCCAGTAAAAATGTCGTCAAGGATACTTGCATTTGAGATGATATCTTGTATATCTTCTATGGAACCAAACTTTGATGGGATGTCAGCTTCACCCAACTTCTCTTTAAGTTTTTCTGATAGTTCTATATTTCCTATCGCCAAGGTTCTACATTGCTTAGAATCGCCAGAAGCAAAAGACTCTACAAGGTTCTTGATTTTATTTTCAGGAAAGTTGGGTACCTTAGAAAAAACTGTGTTTGACAAAACACTTTGCTCTGCTTCTAAAACTCCCATCAATAGCCCACCTCCTGCAAGACCACCAAGTGAATTCTCAAACCCTTTTTTTGCTGCATTAGTTGCAGAACTTAATGCTTTCAAATCTGCACCACCTTGAAAATCTTGCATCATTGAAAGTGGATCAAAAGAACCCACACCAAGGATATCAGTTGGTACTAGATCTCCCATAACGTCTGATAAATCTTCTAAAGGAAGATCTGGAATGGCAGTTTGTAGTGCTGTGGTAACACCCTCTAGATTAGCGGTTGTCGTAATATCAAAGTTCATTTCAGCAACATTTTCTACAGTAGCTTGTACGTCAGGAAACATAGCTTCAATATCAATAGCAGTATCTCCTGATGTTGCAGCGGTAAACATCTTATCAGCATTTGCTAGATCTGTATCTGATATAGCTTCTTTCATAGCAGGTAGTTTATCTGCAATGTCTTGAGATACTGCAGCAAGTTGCGGCTCAAGGATCTTTGCTTTATCGGCTAGGTCGGCTGCGATAGGACCAACCATCTGCATACCACCCTTTACTTCTCCACCCAAACCTTTGAGTTTAGATTCGAGTTCGGCTGGAGAGAATGCTCCAGTTGGTAGTTTTGCTAGTAAGTCTGCATCAGAGAATTTCGCCGTGAGTGATTCTTGTAACCCCTCTGCATTTTTAAAAATGCTTTCAGAGGATGCTTGAAGCTTGCTTTTCATGTCTTCAGCGGCACCTAATAGTTCAGGTGTTTGAAACTCCCTCGCCATTCTTGACATTTTGTTATTGATTGCGTTAAAGTTTATTGCCATTATGCTGGCCCTTCTTCAGATCGAGTGAAGATATCATGTACGTTTCTAGCATATCCTATTCTTTCACTTTCTCCCAATTTGGCTTTACCACCATTTCGTGTTTCTTTTGGAAAGGCACTTCGTGCAGAAGTATCTTTTGGATTCTCATAATAGTGATGGATATACACTGTTGCTGGTCCAATAGTTTTGTAGTTGTTTAATCTGTTTAGATTATATTCACCTACATTTTTCCATTCCCATTCAACCCACTGAAGTTGGATTGGAAGAGTAAATACATTCTCACCTTTAGATTCAGCAAACTTGATTAGATTGCGTTGTCGAGGTGAGCCGTTATACCACTGAGCAATACCAATCGAAACGTCTTCTGGTCTTTTCAGTCCTATATCGCCTTTTACGTCTGGTCTAATATCAAATTTACCATTGACAGTTCCACCTGATTCTTTTAAGAAGTTTCCTATAAGTGCTGCTATGGCAACATCTGTGAACAAGCCATTCTTCTTTAGATATGACCAAGCGTATTGTACATTACCACCATATTCCAAACTTGGTTTTACAGTAAAACTTTCTGGTGGTCCAGAAAGTGCACCCGCAACGGTTGCAGGAGATCCAACACCCGGAGAACCATCATTACTCCAAGAAACTCCATTCGCAATCTGTGTAGCTGAAGGCATGTGCACAACAGGAAGAGATCCCATAACCATAGGTAACTGTGATTGATCTCCATCAAGAAACATACCAAATACAGTTGCAGATGGTTCCAGTGCAGAGTTCCATCCAAGACCAGATGTTCCTGGTTCTGTGCTAGGAATCATGACTTGCGCATATGGCAAATCTTCGTTAGATACATCTGGACCATGTACCCCTTGCACACGAACTTTGACACGACCAAGTTGGGGGTCATCATTTCCCTTTTCTACAACAACGCCAATGAACCAACGAATAGGTTGGTCTCCATAAAAAGCATTTCTCTGCGGGGCTTTGATTTTTTGACGATCACTCATGCCTTTACATTCCCTAGCTTCACTATTGTAGCGTCTATAGTATGACGCTCATCTGCAAAAGTATGTTTACAAGAGTGTATCACATACTCTCCAGATCTTTTTAAATCTTTTGTATCTCCATCTCCATCAAGAATACCATCTGGATTGTTGTTAGGAAAATATATATCAATCTTTGTTCCGACTGTTCTATTTTTTTCTCCTGCCATGAATATAGCACCACCCACTCGTATTTTTGCGGAAGACTTACCTATAATATTTCTCAATGCCTTTGCTGTGGCATCTAAGTTATATCCACCTGTATTTTTTGAGTTATAATAGTTATTAACATCGTTGTATGTATTAGCCATTACAACACGATCATATGTTTGTCCATCTTTTTCAGAGAGTTTGAAGTTATCCTCACCAAAAGTAGTTTCGTCATCCAGAAGTCCTGTAAATTTTCCTTTTGTATCTTCTCCAAGCAAGTCATTCTCTACTACAATGTCTCTGAAAAATTCTTCTGAGTTAAACCTAAAGCTTTCAGTGACACCTGTTGTGGCATCAAGAACAGAATATGATGCACCAACGGCACCCTTTTCCATCATAAGCATAGAATCTTCGTTGTTATTTTGTGTAAACTCCATGATGTTGTATAGGTTAGCCTTTGCTGTCAAACTCGTTTCTTGAGCATTCGCCGCTTGAGAGTATTGAAATCTTGTTTCATTCCAAACCTCATCCTTAAACATCTCTTCCATACTCTTGAGAGTAATGTTTTCATCGAATAGTGTAGCGTACAAGTAATAAGGGAATCCAAACTCTGTAGTTGCTCTTTTAGTCACCCACTGCGCTGCGGTGAGAGGAGTCCAATATGGAACAACCACTCTCATTGCCTCTTGGATTGGCACTTCTGTGGGTACTATCATTTCTTTGTTGAGACCTTCCTTCAGCATGTTCTGGATGATCACATCAGGAGTACCTTTAAATGCCTTGCTAAATCTAGACACAGTATCGAGAAAATAAATCTCTTCAACGATACTAAAAATTAAAATCTCCGTAGTTTCATCAGTTTTCTTAGATGCTACAACCTTTCTAAGAACAAATCTTTTTACGATAGGGTTCTCATTTTGAGAATTTGAAAAAGTTATCTGAAGTCTTTCCGTTCCTTTTACATTAAAATGTTTGTCATATATTCTAACATCATCTCTTAGTACAATTGTTCCTGACAAAAATGGGCGATCCATATGCTCAAATATGTCCACTTGGAAAACAGTTCCACCAAGGGAAACGTTATCGTCACCGTCAGCCTCCCCATTTGGCATGTAGATAAGAGAATCTAGCCCGTAATCTACAGGAGATTGACTTCCACTTGATAAATCTCTTGGTTCTGGCATATTAAGTTCTCAATAGTTTATTATATTCAGCTTGTACTTGAACAACCACATTTGGTTTCAACACTTTTAGATCACGCAAATCATTATTCTTAGCATACACTCTATCCGAATATGTTATTGGAGTGAGGCCACCAATATCTGTTACATCGGCAGCACCAGCAACATTGAGTGGAAGATCTACATATTCACCAGAAGAGTTTTCATAGTGATGTACAGAATTGTATTGCTCTACTTCGCTATGTACTTGAATGGTGTCAGCCGTTCTTTCACCGCCAGAAGCATCAAAGGGTACGATCAGTTCTGATTGACCAAAGTTATCAGGAGATCTTATAACGACTTGCCCCAGATCAATGAACTTTTTGACAACAGTTCCAACAGAACCAGATGTCTTTCCTTCCACAGTGTCACCAACTCTAATAGTAGATGCTAGAGGATCTGCTGTTGTAACTGTTCTATGAGGATAATCCGATTTGAGTTTTTCTTTCAATTCTAGTTCAGCAAGAGGCCAACCAGATTCTCTAATATCATCATTCAAATAGTAAAACGTCCAATAGTAAGTAGTTGATCCATATAGTTTGAATGACAAAGTATCAGGTCTTTCGAAATCATTAATGAAATCGGTTTCGTAGAATACAAGATCTTCTCTCATATTATCTAGTATTGAGATATACGTAGTTATGTTTTCAAACAGACTCAAGTCTGGACTTGTACCAAATCTATAGTTTACAAGTGGATAGTTCTTAAAAATATTTGCCATTAGAAATCTGCCTGTATGTGTTGTTTCATAAGAGCCTTTGACTCAGTAAATGAGAGTGTAATAGATGTGGATGAGAAATTGCCATCCTCATGCATTCCCATTCCTTGCGTATTATATACAGAGTTTACTGATTGTAAATATGCTGGCAGAAACTTTAATCCAGGGATTGCTCTGTCCTTGTACCTTGTTTCGATAATAAATCTGTTAGGAAATCTATAGCCATAGTTGATCCCTGCCATGTCTAGTCCTGTGGGATACAACTCTTCACGAAAATGTCTGACTATCGCCTTTATCACATTAGCCTCATCTGCGTTTGCAGGGATCATTGTGAAACTAAAGTTAAAAGTTCTGAGTGGAACACTTTTGAAAAGTGCTCTAGCGTTAGGATTTAATTGTGTGCCTGTTACTGATGAAATCGCTGCTTTGGTTTCCTCTCCGATTTTACCTGATTTAGCTGCAACTGTAGCTGCTACAAGTGCCGCTGTATCATTGGTGATATCGAGTGATGACCCAGCAATCTGACCGATGTTGCCAAGCGCCTCAAACGAGGTTTTCAATCCACCAAGCACAGCACCGCCAACAGTGGCACCACTTTTTATACCTTTTTCTATACCAGCGCCCATCGCCCCTAGTTCAAAGTTTTCATATGAAACTGCATCTGCTAACTGAAACGCTGAAGGTAAATATAAACTTACGTATGGACATGCCGCCGTATTTTTAGTTGGAATATTTTCTGTTAGATCTTGGTTGATATTAGATACTTGCGCCCCTAGACTAGAGAGTGGTACTTTCTTAAACTCAAGCACATCCTTCTCATTCGCTTTAAGTTCTTCCTTTGATGGTTCTACATCACCAGTACTTCCTGCTTCATCGTCCTTTTTGTTTAGCGCCTTCTCTCTAATGAGTTTTTTGTATGCTGCGTCACCTGCGTTAATGCCAGCACTAACACCTGCTTCGAGTCCAGCTTGTGTAGCTTCTCGAATAGCGTCTTCATCAACAACCTTAAACACAATGGTCCCTTGGTAATCATCAACATCAGTGTATGGATATTTTAATAAGTTGGTAGCCATTTCATACCTTATAAATAAGTTGTATCGTTGATGTTATTTATATTGGAAATCATGGCTTATTCTGGTAAATACAAAGTTAAAAATCCCAAAAAGTATCAAGGTGACTACACCAAGATAACATATAGATCTATGTGGGAAAAGTGGTGCTTCAAATGGTGCGACGAAAATTCTGAAATCAAAGCATGGAGTTCCGAGGAAGTAGTAGTCCCATACTATTACGAAGTCGATAAAAAATACCATAGATACTTTGTTGATTTAAAGGTTACCTTTATATCAGGAAAGACTGTACTTATTGAGATAAAGCCTGACAAAGAAACCAAGCCCCCAATAAATCCAGGTAAGAAGACCAAGAGATATATCAGCGAAGGTTTAACCTACGTAAAAAACATCAACAAATGGAAAGCTGCCAAGCGATATGCAAAGGATCGTAACTGGGAGTTTGTGATATGGACCGAGAATACTCTTGAGAGTATGGGTATCAAACCAAAGTCTACTAAACCTTTGAAGCCTTTTAAGAGAAAAAAGGTAAAAAAATGATATAAATAACATTATGAAAATAGGAACCGTAGATGAGCAATCTTTTTAACAAACTAGAACTAGAAGCATTCCGCAAGGGAATCACACCGAGAACTAAAGAGTCTCAAGCGTGGTTTCGTAAGCGTGTGTCTAGAATGAAGTCTCTGAATCGAAGAGATCTGATGAGAGATGATCAAGTTAGCTTACAAAATCGTGTGGGTGCTGGTCAGATGTATATGTTTTACTACGATCCAAAGCACAAGAAGACCTTGCCATACTACGATAGGTTTCCTCTCATCGTAATGGTTGGACCTGCAGAAGGTGGGTTCTATGGTCTCAATCTACACTATCTACCAAATGCATTAAGAGCCAAGTTTCTTGATGGTCTTATGGATACGATGAACAACAAGAAATATGATGAAACAACAAAGTTTCGAATCAACTACAGTATGATGCAGAGAGCATCTAAGTTGAGATATTTCAAAGCTTGTTACAAGCATTATCTTAATGATCATGTGCGATCACGGTTTGCTAATATCGAAGCGCCAGAATGGGAAATCGCAGCATTCTTACCAGTTGCAGATTTTGCAAAAAGTTCGATATCAAATGTTTATAGAGATTCAAGGATGAAGATTAATGGCTAGAATCGACGAACTAAAAGGCTTGGTATCAAAGGGTAAAGGTATTGCACGTGGCAACTCTTTCAATGTATTGCTTCCATCTTTTCCAGGTGCTACTTCCAGAGAAGTGAATCTTCTATGTAATGGAGTAAACCTTCCAGGCCGTCAGATCATGACACAAGAAAGGAAGATTGGACTGATCAATAGGAAAATTGCATATGAGCAAGCCTATGATGATGTGAGCATGACGTTCTTGATTTTGAATGATTATGGTATAAAAAACTATTTTGAGACATGGCAAAATCTAGCCATCAGACAAGATGGGTTGTCTGTAGGTTATTATAATGATTATACCTTCGATGTTAAGATTCAACAACTGAGAAAGGGATTTTCCATTCCAGTTTATAGTACTCCATTAGGATTGCCACCGCTTCCTGCTGAGATACAAAACAGATTACCTAAGATTGGATCACTAGATCTCGCTCAAGGACAACTAGACTTGGACTTAACAATCAATAAAGATCAAGTAGTGTATGAATGCACTTTGGAAAAAGCATTCTGTACAAGCATGTCAGCGGTCCAGTTGGGTAATGACGCTGATGGTGTAATGCAGTTACAAGTTCAGTTATCATATAAAAACTGGAGATCTTCTAACTCCTATGCCTTTGGACCATCATCGAATCCAAATCAAAATGGATTTAATATCTCTCAACCCGTAAACACTACCAAGCCTTTATCATCAGTAACGGAAAACCCTGCTGTAAAATTGTTTGGTAAGGCCACTGGCCTTTATTAATAACTATATCATAAGGAATAAATGAAATGGCACTGCCTAAGTTAAATGATAAACCAAAATATGAAATGAAGATTCCTTCAATCGCACAGAATGTACGGTTTCGTCCATTCTTGGTGAAAGAAGAAAAAGTTTTAATGATTGCACAAGAGTCGGAAAATGCACGTGATATTCTTCATGCTGTCGTAGACACTCTTGATGCTTGTGTTGATGGTGGAGTTCCGAAATCAAAACTCACTGTGTTTGATGTTGAATATATGTTCGTCAAACTCAGAGCAAAATCGGTTGGCGAAACTGCTAGTGTTAACGTCGAGTGTAATCACTGTAAAAAACATAATAAAGTAGATATTAATCTAGACGAACTTCATATTGAAGTTCCAGACGCAAATGCGTCGTTGATCGAACTCACTGAAGACATTACTCTCGAAATGAAGTGGCCTAACTATCTGGATCTAGCCAGCTTGCCATCTCAAGATACGTCAGATTCCAAGGTTGCATTCCACATCCTAAACAGGTCTTTGTCTGCAGTTATTACTGGAGATGAGCGGATTGATATGAAGGACGAATCTGATGCAGAGATCGAAGCTTTTGTTGAGTCTATGAATAGAGATCAGTTTGAAAAGATGCAACACTTTATAGAATCAATGCCAAAGCTTGCTCACGATGTTGAGTTTAGTTGTGAGCATTGTGGTGAAGAAAACACTAAAACACTGGAAGGAATGGCAAGTTTTTTCTAGTATGTCTATCTCATAACGATCTGAGTAACTATTACCAGACCTCATTCAGCTTGATGCAACACCATAACTATTCATTGAGTGAGATAGACGAAATGATACCATGGGAAAGAGAAGTATATCTCTCATTATTGATACAGTATTTGAAGGAAGAAGAACAACGCCAGAAAGAGGCAGCGAACTAAAATGGCAGAAGCAACCCTAAACGACGTCGTTACCAATCTAAAAGCCGATAACAAACGTCTAACAAGTATTGAACAAAATACTCTTGATACCAAGAAAGCACTTAACAAGTTCTTGGCTACCCAACAAGCTATGGCTGGGGATCAGTTAGAAGCCATGCGAGAACTTGGTGGTGGAAGTCAAGGTGCAGGAAGCAAAACCCCTGCCCCTGATGCACCTGGTGGTGGTGGAAACATATTCGGATTTATTGGCGGCTTGGGGTTGATAGGCAAAACTGTGACTGCTATTGCGGCAGCTTTTGGTGTAGGTCTTGGATTGATTATGGGTCAAGTGAAAGCCATTAAAACATACATAAAGGTACTCACTCCTTCAGGTATTATAAAATCTATTGATTCGTTGAAGGCAAGTTGGGTGTCAAAGGTTGATGATCTTAAACTAAAAGCTACTACTAAGATCACCAGTATTACAACTGCTATTGGTGCCGCCTTTGACGACATGAAAGCCAAGTTTACTATAAATCCTGAATCTGCTATGGGAAAAGCACTAGCCAAAGTCTCGGGTATTGCAACTCGTGTTGGTGATCTTTTTGACAACATAAAGGCTAAGTTTTCTATAGGTCCGAAATCTACTTTAGGTCTCAAATTGGCAACGGTCACGACTGTATTCACTGACATGGGAACACAGATTGGAAAGATAACCACTCCAATCACCTCTGCAGCAACCACTATTAAAGAGGTGATATTAGACAAAGTAAAATCGATCAAAAACTGGTTTCATCTCATTGGCAGTAGGGTAGGTCGCTTTGGTGGAATCGTTACTAAAGTTGCTGGAGTTGTTGGTAAAGTATTTGCCCCTATTGCGATTGTCACAACAGCATGGGAAACGATTACAGGCATTATTGATGGATGGAAAGAAGATGGATTTCTAGGTGCTCTGAAAGGTGGCATCGAGGGATTTGCAACATCTTTACTCACTGTTCCTTTGGATCTCATAACAAATTTGGTTGGCTGGCTCGTTGGACTGTTTGGGTTTGATGAAACAGCACAAGTACTAAAAGACTTTTCTTTCACCGACTTGTTTACTAATATGCTCGATGGCTTATTCGACTTTGTAGACAAGGCCATCGCATGGGTCAAAACACTATTTACAGATCCTGTAGCAGCATTAAAAGAATTGTATAAAGGCATTTACGGAGAAGAAGGTCTCATAAACACGCTTGTATGGAAACCTATATCCAAAGCCATAGATTGGGTTATGAAGAAGTTTGGCTTTAGTGATGAAGACGCACCACCCTTTGATTTGTATACCACTCTCACTGATACATATGCAAAGATCAAAACTGCATTCACGAATGGGCTTACTGACATTGTAAACTGGTTCAAACGAACTCCTCAACTGGTGGCTCTCGAAGCAGAGGAAGCATTGCAAGTTGCGATTGTTAAGTTGAAAAAAGGTTTCCTTGGTGTAGCCAAGTTTCTTGGGGATCTACCCAATAGGGTTACACTCGGTGTCATTGAGTCAATCGGATGGATTGGTGATTGGATTCCAGGTATGGAAAAAGCGGCAAAAGCAGCCCAAGCGAGTCTCGACGAAAGAGAACTCACAGCGACAAAAGGGTTTCAAAAGCTTGATGAAGAACTAGCGCAAACGATAAGAAATATTGATGAACGAAGAGCCAAAGTCAATGCTGCAAATACCAGACAACCAAGTCCGAATGTTAACGTTGGTGGTGATAACAACTCCGTTCAAGATAACTCAACCAGCAACACAACCGTACTCAAAGGCGAAACCACGAGTAGCGTGGATGCAACTTACGAAGCCTTGCCATAAAAACGAGGGGCTAACCATGGCCCCTCACGTGTGTATTACGGCACAACCCGATCAATCAAAGAAAACGTGCGGGTTAGCCTTCAGCGGCTAACTTTGCAAAGTACGACATTGGATCGTCATCATTTGACTTCTCTTCAACCGAGACAGTAATAGTCTCTGGATCACTCGATACTTCAGTGATCGACTGAGGTGGCAACTCATTCATTGGAGCGGCAGGTGTCTCGTTGCCGAGTTTCATCTCATCGCTCATACTCATCATACCAGTTGTACCGAGAACGCTTTCAAGCTTTGCCTTGAGTTCTCCATAAGACTTGTAGTGATTTGGATCTGTATATTCAGACAGATCATGCATAGAGTTGTAGATACCCTCACAGTAGTCATCACTACCGAGTTCAGATGGACCATCAAACTCAGACTTATCATAGTTACGATAGCCTTCGACCTGACGGATCTTCAGTTTGAAGTTTGCACCTTCCCAAAACTCAAACGGATTGATTGGTTTCTCATCTTGAAACTGTGGCTGCATCACATCCATGATCTTATCAAAGATCTTCTTACCATACTGATACATGAATACCTTACCTTCATTGGTAGGGTTGCTTGGATCAGACAGTACAAGAACGTTAGACACATAGTGAAGACGACGCTTCTGCCTACGTGCTTCTTCTTTGTCGGCATCGATACCAGAGTTCCAAAGTTTTGAGTTTAACTCACCCACTGGATCATCTTGACCAATGGATGTCAAAGACCGTTCGATATACCATTTACCAGTTGGTCCCTTGAACCCATGATCCCAATAACGAACCCATGGAAGGTTTGTATCTTCGGCTGCGGGCAAGAAGCGTAGAACGGCATAACCATTTCCTACCTTGTCCACGGTTGGTTTCCAGATACGTTCATCTGTGTATGATTTGGTGGTACCACCACCTGCACTCTCAGCGGCATTGATTAGTTTTTCGATGCCACCTTTGTTGCGTTTTAGGTTTGAAAAAGACATATTATATTTCCTTTATATGTGCTGAAGTGTTTCTGTATTATACATTGTATCATAATATAAGTGATTCGTATACCCACTATATATCAAATTCCAA